GGTCGGGGTAGGGCACGATGGGCAGCGAGGTGGAAGCCTGCCTTGAACGCCTTCGCGATCACTTTCGAAGGACGCATCAACTAACCGATGCCAGGCCGGTTCCACCGTTTATCGGACACTCCCTGCCGACAGGCAGTCGCGTAGTGCAGGACGGTTCGGTGCGCCGGTCGACGAGGCGTGAGCATGGCAAGCACCGGCCGATGAGCGCAACGCACTGCGTCATCGCGCGCGCCAGCTCCACGCCGATGGGTTGAGCAACTACGCGATCGCCGACGAGATCGGGCGTTCGGAGGCGACTGTGCGTCGCTGGCTGGCGATGAGTGTGGCGTAAGGTCGCGAGCGAACGCCCCCGCCTCCTACGGGGGCGTTCGCTGAGCCGGGCAGTGAATCGTTGACGGAAACCGGATGCCGTCGGATCACTTGCGCGGGGAGGGCATCCACGTAGTCCGCGCCAGGGTGCATCGGCAGCAATTATCCGGGACTGGAGGTGACCATTGTGACGGGCAATTGGGAGGGATCCTGTCCACGCGAGGGTCTTGCTGTCATCATTTGTCTTGGAACGGCCGGCAACGAAGAGAAGGGAGGTGATCACGATGTCGTTTCCGGCTGACCTGACATCTGTTCTTACCGGCGCAACCATGCATCAGTTGGCGCAATGGCGCCGCGGAGATCCGCCTTTGCTGACTCCCGAGCACGGCAACCGCCCCGAGGTGCTGTATTCCTTCCGTGATGTCGTAGCACTCCGCACGATCGTCAAGTTGCGGAGCCAGGTTCCCCTCCAGCGAATCCGGAAGGCATTTGCATCGTTGCAGGACCTCGATCTGACCGACCATCCGTCGCGCTACACGCTGTTCACGGACGGAGACTCCGTCTTCTTGGTGGAGGGTGAAGAGGCAACTGACCTGGTCAAAAAGCCGGGGCAGCGAGTGCTCGTCACGCTTGACGACGTATTCCGACCATTCTTGAACTTCAGGGACGAGGAGGTCGTCGACTTCATTCACCCCCGACCACGGTTGGAAGTGAGGGAGACACGCCTCGGAGGGTGGCCGACGATCATTGGGACTCGGGTTCCATACGATACTGTCGCAAACCTCGTCGCGACCGGAGATGTTCCTGCAGATGCGGTGAGTGAGTACTTCCCCACCGTCGATCCTGGGGACGTTGACGATGCCGTCGATTTCGGCAAGCAGGTTGCGGACGTTCGGCGGCCGGCATGAAGCTGTTCCTCGACGAGAACATGAACCAGCGCCTCATCGAACATCTGTCATCCGTGTTCCGTCCACACGAGTTTGTCGGCGTGAATGACCTCGGCACCAAGGGGGCGGATGATGTCTCGTTATTCGGCAAAGTTGCAGCCGCTGGTTGCCACGTCTTCATCACAGGCGACCTGAGGCAGCTGTCTAGATTGAACGAGAGAGAGGCTTGCCGAGCAGCAGGCTTGCACTGGATAGGTGTGCACCAAGTTCACGCACCCGGATACCACGTAATTGCCGGACCAGCGTCAACCCTGGTGCACTCTCTTCCTTTTGCATTCGATGAGATGAAGACCGCGACCGCTCCGATGTTCTTCCAGCTCAGAAAGTCTGAGCGTCGAAGCTCCGAGGTATTTCATCGTCAAGGCGATCTGTGACATTTGACTAGGCATCATCAATCACTACTCACACAGATGTTCGATGCTCGGTAGGGTTTGATCTGCGGGCCGGTGGAGCTGCGAGCTCGGGAAGCGCCGGCCCGCATCCAGCATCTCCGCGTGCTCAAGTATTCCCATCGCGCGAAGCAGAGACCGCACCCGTTGCTGCCGCTCATCCATACCGGATTGGACGAGATCGCGGGACCAGGCGGTTCCATCCGAACGGCCCGGGATGCCCTATAGAGCCCTCACAGCATGTGGCGGCATGGGGTGAAAACGGACGCTTCGTTAGGCAAAAGCAATTTCCCGACCCCCTCCGCCATGTGATTGACTCCACAACATCGCCGCCCATCCCCTGCGCGGCGATCCAGGCCCCGTCGGCACCCCCCGCATCCGCCGACGGGGCCTGCTTCTATCTCAAGGGTCTACCGCGATCGCGGAAAATCCTGTAATCATTGGACGCAGGTCCAGCACGTCCGAGCAGACAGGGGATGCTCGGAAGTCGCTGGACCCATTCACTTATGCCCCTGCGCTGGCAGTGCTCCGCCTCATCGGGAGGAAGCGGAGCACCGAATCGGCTACCCCTCGGCGCGACACGTGCAGCCAGTTGCAGCCACCAGCAGTCCAGGACGGTGAGACCCCGCCGAAATGCGAAAGCGCGCCCCGCCTCCAGCGTCGGGGAGGCGGGGCGCTCAAGGAGCCGCGGAGACCGAACAGGGGAAGGCCTCCACGACCACCAGGCATATCGAACAAAACCGACCGAGTGTTACGCCTGTGTTACAGAATCGTCGGATCGGCCTTCCGGCGGGCACCCGAACCCGTGAACGCGAAGGCGCGCCCCGCCTCCGGCGTTCCGAGGGGAGGCGGGGCGCTTTAAGGACCGCAGGGACCGTTCGGGGGATGACCTCTGCAGTCACCGGGTGTATCGACAGAACAGACCGCGCGTTACGTACGTGTTACGAACATGCCGATCGGCCTTCTAGTCCCAGTACAGGAAGGTGTTGCTCGCGCCGGCGAGCACGTTGCGCTCGTTCGCGGTCGTCGCCGCGTGATAGGCCTCGACCCACACCTGGTCGCCGTCGTGCAGCGTCGTCGAGAACGACAGACCCAGATCCTTCACCGTGCTGAGCCCCGATTGCGTGTTGATGGCGACCTGGCTGCCGTTGACCATCAGACGGGCCCGGCGCTCGACGAAGACCACGCCGGTGTTGAACGTGACGCGGGCGGTGATCGCGGTCGCGCCGGTGCCATCGGCGATGAGGGCACCGCCGGATTCGACAGTGTCCGGGTAGCCGGAGCGCACGGTCCAGCCGGTGACTCGCGTCCAGGTGTTGCGACCCGGGTCCTGGGTGCCGACCTTGTCGACACCCATCGCGACGAACGTGACCACCGTGGCGGGCGCGACCGCGGTCGGTGCGACCTCGGCGACCACAGTGCGGGTGTGCACCGGCGTCGGCGGCATGAGCGCAGCGGCGGGAACCTCGGCGACCAGGACTCGCGCGAGGACCGGGACGGCCGGGGCCAGCGCCACGGCCGTGACCTCGGCGACCAGGGCGCGGGTGTGCACCGGCGTCGATGGCATGAGCGCGGTGACCGTCGTCTCGGCGACCAGCGTCCGGGACAGGAGCACCGCCCCCGCGGCGTCGACATCGAGGTCGATCTCGACGACGAGCGACCGGGTGTGGACCACCACGGCCGGGATGCTCGCCTCGACCGCGACCTCGGCGACGAGGTGGCGGGTGAGTTCGTCGCCGAGCACAGGCAGCAACGCGCCCACCGGCACCTGCGCGGTCAACGCCGCGTACCGGATCGGCCAGGCCGGCAGCAGCGCGGCCGGCGCGGCCTCGACGGTGAGGGCGCGTTCGAGGATCGGCACCACCATCGCCGGCAACTGTGCGTCGGCCTCGAGATCAACGGTCAATGCTGCGTAGCGGATCGGCCAGGCGGCCACCAACGCATCGACGTCGATCCGTACGGTCAGCGCGCGGACGACCACACCGACGATCATCGGCGGGATGCGCCCGGCAAGCGCGGTCGTCTCCGGCAGCCGCGGCCGTGGGGACACCATGGTGACCAGCTGCGGGCGCGCCGCGATCGTGACGCCGACGATTGGGCGCGGGGTCACCGTCGTGCTCGCGGCCGGCGCCGAGGCGGTCGACTCCGGCAGCGCCGGGCGCGGCGCGATCGAGGCGCCCACGCTACGTGCCCTGCGGGACCCGCAGCGTCACCGGAACGCGCAGCTTCCCGGCTGTCGTGAACGGCGCGGGACTGTCCAGCGGATGCGACCACTGAAACGTCGAGCCGTTCCAGCACGACAGGTGCGTCACGGTCGTCGACGCGGGAATGTCGAACTCGAGTTCGGACCCGACCACGTCACCATCGGACGCTCCCGCGGTCCACGTCAGGGTCTTGCGGGCGTAGCTGCCGCCGGTGACCTCGGAGTCGCCGGTCGTTCCGGGGTCGGCGGTGTGCGCCGAGAACGTCGCACCCAGGGTGGACAGTTCGACGGCGAGAGATTCGCGAACAGCGGTGCTCATTTTCACGGGGTGTCTCCTAGCGGGGTGTGCGTTCGATCTGGCCCTCGTACCAACAGAAGTCGAGGGTGTCGGTGGCCGGCGGTTCGACCGGATAGTGCGGGTACACCTGGTAGGTCAGGCCCTCGTCGATCAGGTCGGCATCCTCGGACTGCACCCAGAACTCGATGTAGTCCGCGGTGACCTCGAGTGCCGGCCACGTCGCGATCACGGGGGCGCCGACCTCCGAGCCGTCGGTGATGACGATCTCGGCGGTCGTGCCGGTGGGGAACGGCGGGTCGTTCGGGTGCCGGTTGTAGCGGTGCACGTAGTCGGCGCCGCGGGTCAGGATCAGCGGCTCGACGATCGGGGTATATCCGCTCACGCCGCCACCTCGTATCCAGCGAGTTGCAGCGCCAGCGTGTGCGACGGATTCGGCGACACGTGCGTGCCCGCCTGCGGACGCACGTCACGACCGAGGACCGCACCGGTGTCATCAGCGAGGACGACCACGACCTGGCCCTGCTGCCCGTAGGCGGGCGGGCGGGTGTAGATCACGATGTGGTCGGCGCCCGCCATCGGCGGGTCGATGCGGTACAGGCGCGCCGGGCCCGGATGCCCACCGAGGTCCCCCTCGACGAGTGTTGCTGTGCCCATGGGATTCTCCTGTCAGTAGAAACGGGTGGTCACGAAGATGGCGCCGCCCGCGCCGTTGCCGCCGTTGCCCGCGAAGCCGATTTCGTAGTGGCCGCCACCGCCACCCGGGGCGCCGGGCCAACCACCGGGGCCTCCATTGCCTCCGTTGCCTGCCCCGTTCTTTCCGTTACCGCCCGAACCTGCGGACCCTAGGCCGAGCTGCCCGACGAGGGCCGACACGCCGGGCAGGCCGTGGTCACCGGTCGCCAGAATGTTCGCGATCGGAGCACCGGGCGCGAACGGACCGTCCCCACCCGGTGTGGGCACGCCGTTACCGCCGGCGATCGCGAGGGATGCACCGTTGCCTCCGCGAATGTGGAATGTGAAGTCGTGCAGCGGGTCGACGGCCGCGCCGTACGTCTGATTGATAGACGATCCGCCGGTAGCGGCGATCAGGTCACCGAAGCTGGACAGGCCACCGTCTGCACCATGCCCGCCGTCCGTTATGGCGCCGGCGCCGCCTGGGCCGACCGTACACAGCACCGACGCTGGTACGTCTGCCGCGTCGAATTCCCAAATCGCCCAGCCGCCCGAGTAGCCGCCCAGTCCGCCGCGGCCGTATCCGCCGTTTCCGCCGTTGTTGCCGCGACCTCCACCGGACGCCCCGCCGATCGCTACGACCCTGATGAACTTCGCGTCTGTGGGCTTGTACCACCAGTCCGTTGAGCTGTAGGTGGCGAGTTGGGCCTGCATGTTCTCCAGGACGATCTGGTCAATCCTGTTGTCGAGTCGCGGCACGTTCGTCTGCAGGCCACGCTCGGTGCCGTACAGACGATCGGCGAGGTCGTCGAGATTGAATATGCCGCCGGTTGCGCCGTCCATCTGATCCAAGAGATCGTGGATGAACAGATTGATCCGGTCGACTACGAGCCCTGGCAGGTGTTGAGCGATCAGCGCCATCGGGTCCGTGTGACCGGAGGGGCGTTTGCGTGGGAGCTTTTCCACGTCACACCTCCTCGAGTAGCTCGGCGGGGATCTCGGGGCGCTGCGGTGGTGTCACATGCGGGATGTGCCGCTCCATCAGCAGTTCGAGAGCGGTCGCGTACGACAGCAAGTCGCGGATAAGCCAGATCGCCCGTCGGAACTTCCGCTGGTCCTCTGCGCGTCCTGCTTTGAGTTCGGCGACCTCGGCTTGGAGCCGCTTGATGACTGCCGCCTGCCGAGTCATCCATGCCGTCAACAGGCTTGTCGCCGCGATGCCCAACGCCTGGATCCGCTCAGGCGAGAACAACGCAAGCAGCCACTCCCCCATCAGCGGTCCCTCGGCGGGCTGACGAGCCGCTGGACGTACGCAAGAACCGCCATGAGGGCAGCGCCGCCAGCAGTTCCCGCGATGGCCTTCCATGCGCCGCCGGTGGTGAGGTCGAGAGTGCCGGTGCCGAGCAGTTCGGCGAGCGCGAGCAGCACCGCGACCAGCACGGTGGCGACCGCACCCTGGACGGTGGTGCGCCAGGCCCGATTCCGGGCGTCCACCTTGGCGGGTGCGGGCTCCTGCACGACCAGCTCCGCTTCGACCGGGCGCGGCAGTTCGGCGAGGTATCCGTCGATACGGCGGTGTGCTTCGTCGGTGATGATCTTCACGCCCGCATCGATCCGGGCGTCGACCTCGGCGGCGACCTTCTCGACGACCTGCCTGGTGATGATGTCGATGACGTTTCCGTCCGACATGGGTGCCTCCTACGAGGGGTAGCGCTCGGACCGGTCAGCGCGCAGGATCCGCGCATGCAACCGGCCCCAACGGGTGAGGGACAGGACGACGGCGGCCGCGATGGCGAGCCGTGTCACGAGACACCGAGCCGGCGCCAGGTGGCCGGGCCGACAACACCGTCGACGGCCAGGCCTGCGCGTCGCTGGAATTCCCGCACAACGCTCTCGGTTGCGGGGCCGAAGTCGCCGTCGACGACGAGGCGCGAGTACAGCGGGTACGCGCGATTGAGCAGCGTCTGCAGGTAGCGCACGTGGTCGCCGGTGGAGCCTCGGGAGAGCGTCGGCCGTGACGCTGTCGGTGCGGACGCCGGTGCGGCCGGGCCCGGGGTGTAGATCCCGAGGTGCCCGCCGTTCAGCTTGGCAGCGAACACGGCAACACGGGGATCGCCCTCACGCCAGCCGATCTGGTAGTGCATCTCATCCGCACGGCCCCAGTCGGCACCCCAGAACACAGAGCCTTCGAACAGGCGCAGACCTTCGCGCACCTTCGCGATGCGAGCGGCCGGCATCGACCGCAGACCCCACGGGTACTTCGGGGCGTTGATGTCGACCGCGGTGCCGGACAGGTGGTTCGAGTTGCCGACCGCGTTCTCGTTGGACCAGCCCCACACCGGGGACGTCAGCGGTTCGACGTTGCGGTGGTACCAGATGATCCACGCGTTGAGGATCGTCGCGGCGTCACCGGCTCGGATCGGTGCGGTGTTGGTGTACGGCAGCGGGTTCGCCACGACGCACTCGTCGCGGTTGCACATCCGCCACCCGTTTTCACTGTGGCTGTAGCCGTAGGCTTTTCGGAATGACATGGCGTCCTCCTAGACGCTGTTGGCGATACCGCGGGCGGTACCTGCGAAGTTCTGCAGATGCGCGATCACGCGCTCCCAGCCGTCCTTCAGGGCCTTGTCCTCGCCCAACGTGACGGTCTCGACCATCCGGCCGTCACCGCGGTCGGTGATCTTCACCGCCGAGATCCACTGCTCGATCTCGACGCCGCGATCCCACAGGGTCACGATGTCCCCGACCCGGTACCGGCGGCCGGTGCCGTCGTCGACGCCCATGCAGTAGCCGCGGCCGGCAGCGCCGGACGAGAGCTGGATCTTCACTGCGTCGGAGCCGGAGTGCTTCTTGAGCTCGGCCTGCCCGACCGCGAAGCTGTCGAGCGACCACGCGGCGGTGTTGTCGCCGAACACCTCACCGAACCCGTGCTCCCCGAGGTCGGCCTCGAGGTCCGGATCCCAGAACTGCTGGTAGGCGAAGAACACGTTGTCGAACAGGTCGCCGACAAGGATCGTGCCGAGGTTCAGGCCGGGGAACAGGGCATTGAGTATGAGCTGGAGCGCGAAGTTCGCGCCCCACTCGATGGCCTGGTTCATGATCTCCGGGGCCTTGCCACCGACCGCGACCTTGTGTGCGTCGACGTGCTCGACGTCCCGCTCGTAGTACTCGACCTGGGTCGAGTCCAGCCGGAACTGAATCTTGCGCATGTCCCGCTTGACATGGGTGTCGAAGACGTACCCGGAGCGGGTCATCTTCCCCCAGTCGTCCGGATTCGCCAACCCCAGAATGTTTCCCGGGTTGGTGAAATTCAGGAAGTTGTCCGACGTGTAGTCGAACACCGACTGGAGCTGAGACAGGCTGGTCGTGTTAAAGACGTGCGGCGATGGCCCGTCCAATGGAGTCCACAAATGACACGACAGGCCCATCTCCTGCGTCTCGACGGTCTGCTTGAACAGCTCGTCGAGTTGCGTGAACCGGGCCTGCAGGACACACAGGTCGTCGAGGGCGTCGGCGACGATGTCGAGCAGGTCATTGAGCGTGTCGATGTCGTCGAGATCCGGCAGCGTCGGCACGGTGTAGCGCAGTGGAAGTGCCGCGCACACGGGCTTTCGCAGCCGGGTCATGGTCTCGGCGAGGTACGCCTTGAACACGAAGTCCGGCGGCCCCCACTTCACGTTCTGCTTCCCGGTCAGCGACAGCTGGAACTCTGGCGGCGTGATGTTGTTGACCCACGCCAGGCCCCGCAGGATCCACATCAGGTTGCTGATGCAGTAGAGGGTGATGACCTCACGACCCGGCTTGCCCTTGATGTTCGCGCGCATGATCCGGCCATCCCACGGGATACCGTTCCGGTACGTGCGCACGTGGATGACGCGGCGCCGGCAGTTCACCAGGTACGCGGCCATCGGATGATCCGGCTTGATCTGGATCACCGCCGAAGTGGGCAGGTACCAGTGCCATTCGAATTCGGCGGTCATGTACCCACCGAGCGGCCGCCAGGACAAGGCGTCCGGCTGGCCGATCTCGATGTCGAATCCGGTGACGTCGTCGCGGGTGGGGCGGGGATAGCCGGGCGTGTACGCGGCCGTCACAGGGCCGCCCAGTGCAGCTGGGGCACGGTGATCTCCACCTTCGTTGCTGAGGTTGTGCCGGTGCCGGTGATGGCGATCGGCACGGTGAGTCGGCCGGCGGGGATCTGCTTGTACCAGCGGCGGCCGACCCACGACCGGTCGGCGCCGGTGCTGTCGTTGATCTGGAACCAGTCCGGGTCGGTCTCGATGTCGAGGTAGTCCCCGGCGGCGATCGTCGGCAGCGGCACGGTCTCCCCCATCCAGCCGATCGTGGGGAGCGTGATCGGGCCGGTGATCCGCAGGTGCGGCCATACCGGCTCGTCGGAGTTGGTGCGTACCGCGGCGGTCGCGAAGTCGGCCGGGGTGAAGGTCTTCACGACCGGTATTCGCCGCCACCACGATTCGTCCGAGCGCAACATCACCGGGTCGGACAACACGATCCCGGCGTTGCGGAGCAGCGTGTAGTTCAGTGGCCCGAGCTTCGACGCCAGTCGCACATCCTGGAAGCGGCGACCGGCCTCGTCGGTGATCGTCCAGAACCGGTGGATCTGCTTGCCGCGGCCCAGGGATTGCCGCCACTGCTGCGCGGTCCGTACCCGGGCCGCCGGGTCGGGTACGGCGATCTTCACGTCCAGGCCGATCAGGTTCGGCTCGTCCATGCGCGCCCGCCACGTGACGCCGGCCTGGTCGACGTTCTTCTGGTCGTCGAACGCGAACTCCGCGCCTTCGAGGCCGGTCGGATCGGTGCGCAACGAGAGCGGGCAGGTGGAGGACGTGAAGTCCCACACCTGCCCGTTTTCGCATTCGAGGACGTACCGCCTCGCCATCTACATCCCTGCCTTCATGATCGAGAGGTTGGCGGTCCCGGCGCCGCGGTCCACGTCGACCTGCACGTCCACGGGGTCCGGGTTGGCGGCAACGGCCCGGATTTCCTCGAGCTTCTCGACGAGCATCTGGAAGCCCTTCTCCAGCGCCGGATGCGAGTTGGCGCCGGTGTCGAACTGTCCGGTGAAGCGGCCGTCTGCGTCGAACCCGGATGCGAGCGCGAACGCTCCGCCGATCCCGAGGGCGGCGAGGTTGTACATCGTGGCCCGGCGTTTGTTCGCGGACATTCCGGCCCAGCCGTCCGGGGTGAGTGGCACGTCGAACGACGCGGGGCTGCGGCCGCCGTATCCACCGAAGCCGGTGAGGCCACCGTCGGCCATCGGCACCAGCTCGAACCCGAAGCGGTTGGCGATCTCGCGGGTGATCGCCACCGACCGGGGGCGTTTCGACGGGGCGAGCGGGATGTATCCCTCGCCGCCGGTGCCCTTCTCGGCGAAGTGCACGAGCTCGGCGCCGTCGCCGGCGATGAACGCGTCCTGAGGGGCCCGCAGCCCACCGTTCTCGAACACCTTGAGTCCGGCGGTCAGGATCGGCTTGCGCTCGTCGGCAGGCTTCTCCTCGGCCTTGCTGCTGCCGCCGAGGGTGTCGGGCCAGTTCGTGACGAACACCCGCTGCCCATCGGTGGACATCACCGCACCCGAGTCAGTGACGCCGACAGCGCGCCCCGCCGACGAGTCCTCGCCGGTCATGCCGCGACGCTCGGTCGACGGGTCGTCGCCCATCGTGGCGCCGGGCCAATGCCACACTTGCGGGAAGTCGAGAGCCCCGTCCGCGCCACCGCCGTATTGCACACCGTTGCTGCCGTCGGACTCGATGTTGACGCCGTACAGAGTGCCCGCCATGTGGCCGTCCATCTCCACACCGCCATTGGTGCCGATCGAGAATCCATTCGGGTCGTAGCCGGGAGCCCAGCCCATCGACGCGAAGTCCGAGGCAGTCGTGAACCGAACAGACTGCCCGGTGCCAGCGTTGAACACGTCAGACAGGTGCCCGGAGCAGTCGTCGAGGGTGGCGTACCCGTACGGGCGGCCGGCCTTCGACTTCGCGCGGTCGATCGCCGCCTGAGCGTCGAATCCGGATGGCCCGACGATCCCGCCGTCGGCCATCTTCGGGAACAGTCCCTCGTTCAGCCGCAGGAGCAGATCCGTGATCGGGCTGTCCTCGTGGATGCCGTAGTTCGCGAGGGCGCCGTCGTAGTCGCCCTCGGCGATGGCCTTGCGCGCGCTGAGGATGACGTCGACGAGCGGGTGATCCTCCTGGATGCCGAGGAGCGAGGCGGTGCGACCTGAGTAGTCCCCGCCGAGCAGCGCCCGCCACCCGGTCGGATCGGACTGTGCGTCGAGAGACTTCGGGTCGCCCTTGAAGATCTTCCCGGCCTCACCGCGCACGGTGCGGATGAGCCCGAACCCGAAGCGTTTGGCGACCTCCTGCAAGATGCGTTCGGAGCGTGGGCGCTTCGACATCGCACCCGGGATGTAGGCCTCCCACCAGGTCTCACCCTCCGCGTAACGGACCGGTCCGAATGGGGTGCGGGCGAGGATGCCGTTTCCCTGGCCGTTAGCGATGTGCGCAGTGTCGAGCATGCCATTGGCGCGCGTACGGACACCGCCGTCGGCGTAGTGGACCCGCTGATACTGCCCGGTCTCCGCCTGACGCTGAGCGGCTGCGGCCGCCGATGACACGATCGCATCGTTCTGTGCCTGGAGGTTCTGGTAGTGCACACGCACTTGGACGTCAGCGAAGCGCTGCTGGGCAAGCCACTGCCGCATCGTCAGGTCGGCCTCGTCCGTCTCGGCAACTACCTCGACGGTCCCGTCGGGGAGTTCCTTGACCGTGATCCCGAGATGCTTCAGCTCGTCGATCGCGTCCTGGGTCAACGCTTCGGTGAGGATGACTTTCTCGTCGGGCGTTTCCTCGATCTTGCCCTGGAGGACATCGAGCGCTGAGTGCGCTTCGGGCATGCCCGGCTGCCGGATCTGCGTCTGAACGAGGTTCGGCACGAGCCCGTAGCTGTTGATCAGCTCGAGGGCCTGCCGATTTGTCAGTCCCATCTGCATCGCTTGCTGAATCAGCTCGCCACGGTTTGCGGCGTACTGCCCGGTCAGCTCCTCGATCGTGGCACCCGCCTCGAGACCAGTACGGGTCTGTGTCTCGAACCGATCCTTGAGGCCGGCCAACTGCTGATCGAGGCGAGCCTGCGTCGGAATCGACCTGTCGAGAGTCCCATTGAAGTTCTCGATCTTGACGGTCGATCCGTCTATGGCGATTCCGACTTCGGAGATCGAGTCGTTGACCTTCTGGATCTCGTCGTTGAATGCAGCCGACAGCTTGAGATCGCCAGCGAAATCGTTGAACCGGTCCTGAGCGGCGCCGACCGCGGGGATCAGGCGGTTCTCGATGCCGTCAGCCCCAGCATTCATGCCGTTCTGGATCGCCACACCGCCATCGCGGGCCTTGTCGGCGAAGCTCTGCAGATCCTTCGCGACATCGCCGAAGTCGGGCATTCCGGGGATGAGGTCACCGAGCGGCCCGAGCAGGCCATCCAGTCCGGCAACGATCACAGAGAACGTGTCGAGCATGGACGCCGCCATGTCGGACCCAGACTTGGCGAATTCTCCGAATCCGCGCATACCGTTCGCTACGAACTGCAGGATTGCTTCAGCTCCGTCGAACGCCTTGTTGCCGATGTCGATGAAGAACTGGATGACGCCGGCCCGGTTGTTGCTGATGGTGTCTGCGAACTTTTGGATGTGGGGCCCGAAGGCTTCAGCCAAGGCTGCTTTCAGTCCATCTGCCGCCATGCTGACAGCACGTGTTGCGCCCTCTACAGAGGTTGCCGCGTTGCCGTTCATGACGTCGATGGCGCGTCTGGCGGCGCCTTCGTAGTCGTTCATCGACTGGACAGCGGTTGTCAGGTCCATGGCGTACATGGCCTGCCCGAGGTCCTCGGCCTTGGTGCCGAACAGTGCGACGGCGGCCGCGTTCCGTTCGACTGGGTCTTCGATCTCGCGCAGCTTCGTGAGCACCAGTTCGAGACCGTCACGGGCAGACTCGCCGCCCTCCGCGATCTTCGCGGTCATCTCCTCTGCCGACAATCCGAGGAGTTCGTAGCCTTCGGCGCTGGCCTTCGATCCGTCCTGTGCGCGGATCGCGAACTCCTTCAGCGCATCCGCTGCGGTGTCGGTGTCGCGGGCGCCGGCCTTCACGGCCTGGCCCATCAGTCCCATCGCTTCGGCGCCGGTGAGGCCGAGTTGCCGGAACTGGGTGCCGTACTCGTCGATTGTGTCGAGCCAGTCCTCGGACACGTTCAGGCCCATCTGAGAGCCCTTGACGATGAGGTCGAATGCGTCGTTGACGTCGGCGGCGAACCCGGTCTTGACGGCCTGCGCGGCCGATCGGGACACCCGCGGGATCTCCTCGCCGATGATGCGGGAGACACCGTCGAGGGAGCGGATCATCTGCTCCGCATCGCGTTGCGTCGCACCCGGATCGAGCAGGCCACTCCCGAGTGCCGCCTTTGCGGTGCCGAGGTTCGCCTCGAGCGACTCGCCGAACGTGTCGGCGTACGCTTCGCCCGCGGCCTGTGCGAATTTCCGGGCCTGCGCTTCCGTCACGCCCGTCTGCGCCTGGAACAGGTCCCGGTTCAGTTCGGCGGACATGCCGTCCTTGATCGCAGCGGCGAGCGCCGCACCCGCAGTGAGGCCGATCGCGGCGACACCAAGGAGGGATGCACCGATCGGGCCGGTCTTCGAGCCGAGATTGCCGACCGCGTCAGCGAACCCGGACAGGAAGTTCCCGCCGGACCGGCTGCCCGCCGGCCCTCCGCCCTGACTCGCCTGTTGGTACAGGTCCTCAAGTTCCTGCTGCGCGGCCTGCAGGTCCTGCTGTAGCCGGTTGCCGAGCTCGATGGTGTCGACCGCGCCTGCCGCCTGACGTGCGGCAGCCTGGATCTCCTCTATCTCCTGAGCGGCACGGCGGGCGTCGTTCAGCAGCTGGGTGTTCATGACGATGTCGTCGACGGACTGGTCGGCGCGCTGTGCGTTGCGCTCCAACTCCTGAATACGCTGCGCTGCGTCGCGGGCCTGCTGCTCGAGCCGGCGGTTGATCTCGACGGCCTGGGCGGCTTGGCCGGCGCGCTGCGCTGCCTGGCTGATTTGCTGGAAGCCGTTGGAGATCTGCTGGGTGGCTCGCTGGCTCTGCTGCTGGGCCCGCTCGGTGCCTTGGACGAAGCGGGAGTCGTCGAGGGTGAGGCGGGCGACGAGTTCGCCGACGTCGAGTGCCACGGGCTACTCCTTCTTGCGCAGTTGCTTTCTGGCCTTGAGCAGCTCGGCGTGCTGGCCGAGGATCTTCTCGAGGTCGGCTTGTCGGGGCAGATGCGACATGGCCCAGTGGATTTCGCCCCAGTCCGGGGAGAACCCGAACCACAAGATCGCGGTACGGCCGGCGTGCAGGATCATCGGCCAGGGCAGGCCGTCGGCGACCATTTCGCCGAACGCAGTCCCGAGGGCGTCGATGGCTTGCTGGGTCTGTTCGACCGGGGGCATCCCGTCCTTTGTCACCATCTCCCGCATGGCCTTCGCTGCCTCGTAGTCCGGCGCCGGGACGGTGTAGCGCTTGCCTCGGATCGGCAGGTGGAGGTCCGGGTCGAAGCCGGTTTCGGTGAGGTCCTTGAGCGCCACTACACGCCTTTCGTCAGCGCCTTGTGCAGGCGGGAGGTTGGATCTGCGGCGAGGGCGGTGATGCGCAGGCGCAGCCATCGCCACGAGTGGGTGTGCAGGACACCGGATTCGAGGTCGATCCCGTTGTCTTGCAGGTCGAGTTCGATGTCGGTCCAGTGATGTAGGCAGTCGACGATTGTGCGTGCGACCTGGCCAGGTTTCGGCCGGTCAGGCTCGTCGTTGTACCACTCGCGCACCCCGGTTACGGGGTCGTACGGGCCGCCGCCAGGATCATCCGGTCCGTAGGTGCCGGGCGCTGAAGGATCGAGCGGAGCTTCTCCCCCATCCCTGCCTGCTTCGGGGATGGGGGTATCGGATTTCCCGGCACACCTGTGCTCTCCCAGTGGGCCTGACCGGCGGCTTCGGAGTGCCCGAACCACAGCATGGCGGTGCGGCCGGCGTGGGCGATGGTGGGCCAGCCGATTCCGTCGTCGACCATCTGCTGGTAGGTGTCGCCGAGGATCGCGAGGATCTCGGCGCGTTCCTGCGCGTCGTCCAGGCGTGGGCGGGTGGCGATGAGCTGGTGCGCGCGTAGCCCCTGCCAGGCAGTGCAGTGGATCGCGTAGTCGCGGCCGGCGATCGGTAGGTGCAGCGCGGGGTCCATGAAGGTGGCGAGGTCCTCCACCGGACTCCTTCCGTTGGGTGAAACACCCGCCGGGAGCAGCGCAGCTCTACTCCCAGCGGGTGGTCATGGGGCGGTCAGGCCGCGGCGACGGCGAATGCTCCGCCGGTCAGGCCGGAGCCGTCACCGGTCAGCACGCCGCCGGGGACGGTGACGGCGAACGGGCCACCCGCCGATCCGGTGACCGTGAAATCGCTGGCGACATAGCCGTCGTCGAGCGCAGCCAGCGCCGACTTGATCGCCGCGGACGTTGCATCGAAGGCGATCGGCGCGGTGGTCTTGGTGTTCCACGTCAGGGTGAAGGTGCCCGCAGTGGCTCCGCCGATCGTGACGGTGAAGTTCTGGTCACCGGACGGAACGAGCGGCTTGACGATGTCGCGGGGCTTGCCGCGGCCCGACAGCGTGAAGCTGAACTCCTGCAGCGCGTTCGGGTCGGACGCCGGCGAGTCGGTCCACTTCACCGTGGTCTCGGCTTCGTAGGCGTCGGGCAGCGCGTCGCGCCGGTAGATGCGGACCGTCACGACGTTGTCGTAGCCAGTCTTGCGGCCCTTCTGGCGCAGGAAGTTCTGGCCCGGGTCGTCGACGAATCCGGACGTGTTCTCGCCCTTGCGCTTGCCGCCACCTTCGATGCGGAACGCGAGGCCGGTGACGATCTGGGACGCGAAGCCCTCCGAGTCGATGTCGGAGTCGTCCTGCTCGGCGCCCTCGAAGATGGGGGCGACCGAGGAGAGGCCGCGGACACGCGTCCAAACATCGGGAGCGGTTTCGGCTTCGAGAATCCAGTCGCGTGCGAGGGTCGACGCGAGGGCCTGGGTGGGTGCAGTCATGGGGTCGTCCTCCTAGGACGGGTTGGCAGTGATGCGGTACGAATCGGGGCGGGTCCAGCGCCCGTTCGCGTCGGGGTCGCGTTGGGCGCGCACGACGCGGCGGCAGAGCAGGACCCGGACACTCCCCCACATCTGGTGGGAGGTGTCGTGGATCGCCCGGTAGATGGCGTCCATGAGCTGGTCGACGGCACGAGGATCTCGGCCGGCGCGGCGTCCCCGGATCTGCAGGTAGTAGTCCGGGTTGTCGTCGTCGCGGGATCGGTCGTCGTTGTAGGTGTTGATGACGATGGCGTCGTTCGGGGTGTCTGGCATCGCGCCGAAGAACACCGCGGGGAGTGTGCCGGTGCCGTAGATGCCGGTGGGTTCGTATCGCACGAGCCCGAGAGAGTGAAGACGCTGCGCGAGCGCGTCTTCTACGGCGGTGGTGTCGGGTGCACGCGCGGTCGTCACAGTGCCTCCCGGATGGCTTGGGCGATGACCTGCCCGACTTCCTGCCGCTTCGCGATCACAGCGTTCTCGAGGAACTTCGCCTCACCGTGCTCGTGATGCCAGCCCACTTCCTCGTGCTGGCGGGCCGCGTACGGAAGGTCGTAGTACACGGCCGCTTCGAGGTCGCCTGAGGCTGTCTTGCAGTCGTTGCGCAGCTCGCCGGTTTCCTTCGGCGTGCGCTCGATCGACTCCTGTTTGACGACCTCGGCGGCGTCGTCGAGGCCTCGCTGTGCGGCGGCCCGGATCGCGGCCATGCCGAAGTTCAGGATCATTCCGGCCACCTCGTTCCGCATGAGCAGCGCACGGAGGTGTACCGACCGCCGAGGGATGGGAACCGGCTGAGCGTGTGACCGCGGAGCCGATGCCATCGTTCGCACATGGTCATGCCGCCACCTCGTCGAAGTTCTCGGCCATGGACTTGGTAATGCTGTCGGCGTATTCGCTGGCGATCTGGTCGCCGAGCCCGATGCTGACCACGGTGATGTACGCCGCCATCCAGATGGCGTCGACGAGGATCTTTCGGCCTTCGTATGAGGGTGCGCGCAGCACTTCGACTTCAGTCATGAACTGCTCCTCAGGTCAGGTCGACGCTGTAGAAGTTCGGGGTTCGGCCGGCACCGTCGTGGTGCAGTTGCTCGGCCAACACCTCAGCGGTCCGGCCCCCGAACTCGGGCGGCAGGGTCACCAGCGACCCGGGTGGAATCAGCGGCGTGGTGGCAGGCATCGAGACGCGGGCCTCGGAGATGACCTCCGAACCGTCCGGTGCCAGCACCTTTTTCCGCTTCGCTGTGACCTTCCCGCGCACCTCCACCGGGGCGGCGTGTGCGGGACCGTACGGGCCGTCGCCGATCTTGCGTGCGACGAGCACAGGCCACGTCCACCACGACGCCAGCGGGTCGGTCACCACGAGTCCACCCACGACGAACCGAGCCCGGCCAGGCGGAGAATCCGCAGCGCCGACGAGGTGAGACCCTCGACGCTGGCCGCCTTCTCCGCGGCGAGCTCTCCAGCGTTCGTGGAGACCGAGGCGCCGTCGATGCCCGAGGCGGTGACAACCTCGTCGAGCCCGGCAGTGCCGGCCGTCGGGTCGATGTTGTGCCGTGCCCAGTAGCCAGCCTGTTGGCAGGTCGCTTCGCGTACCGCGGTGCGCTTGCCCGTTTCGGATGGCAGGCCTGTCGCTGTCGTCGGGTAGACATCGGCGATGATCGCGGACGCGACGAGCGTTGATGCCTCGCGCAGGAGCGCCGCGGCGTTGTCGGGTGCTGGGTTGCCGGTCCAGGTTTCGAGGTCACCGGTGGTGGCGTAGACGGGTGCCATGGAGCCTCCTCGGGGGTTGGTGGTTGGTGCGCAGGTACGCCGCTGCAGGGGCCGAAAGGAACCCGGCGTGGAAGCCCCCAGTCGTCCTTCGCGCGCGGTGAGTGCCGAGAGTTGCCGGGGCACGCGGTTGACGCACCAACCACCAAGCTCAGTCAGACTGCGGTGACGGTGAGGCCGGTTCCGCCAGTCAGGGAAGCACCGCTACCCGAAAGTGCGCCCGGGACCGCGATCGTGTATTCGCCCGCCGATCCGGTGACGGTGATGTCGTCGGCGCCGAAACCGTCGTCGAGGCCAACCAGCGCGGTCTTGATGGTCGCTGCGGTCGCGTTGTAGTTCAGCGCACCGGTGGTGCGGCCGTTAAAAGTGAGTGTGAAGGTGCCACCGGTCGCGCCGCCGACGTCCACGGTGAACGCGTTGGTGCCCAGGACGATCTTCACTGCACGCTTGAGCGAGAACGTCGAATCCGGATCGGTGTAGTCGTCCGGGTCCTCCACGACACTGATGCCGAAGAACGTGTCGAAGATCGACCGGTTCACCAGGTGGCTCGAGTCGTAGTCCCGCAGCCAGCGCAGCGCGATACCGGCGTACGACCCGGATGCACTGTCGACGCCACCGAGCGGGGACGCCGGAACCCGGTACACCGTCTGGAATGCGGACCGATGGAACACGTACGACTCGTATGCACCGATGGAATGCGACACGATGACCGGCATTCCAGCGATGTTTCCGATGGTGGCGCTGCGCAGAGCGTTCGAGTCTCCGGACTGGTCGAACTTCCGGAACTGGTCGGACTTGAGGATCATTGCCTCGATACCGGTACCGACGAGGAACACGCGGCCCTGCTGCGGCACGTGGTAGTCGTTCAGGACCTTGCGCGCGTCGACCGCTCCGGCGTGGAAGTCCAGTCCGCTCGCCCCGTCCGTCGAGATGGAGATGTTCGACCCGGACGGGTATGTCGCACCCTTGATCTTCGCGGAGATCTTGTCCTCGATACGTTCGGCAACAGCTCGGGTCTGCGGGGTAACGACCTGCTCGGTGAAGTCGTAGATGTCGAGAGACAGTTCCTCGTCCGACAGTCCGATCGCGTTGTACGGGTGGGTGTCGAGCTTCACGTCGACCTTGAACTCGTTCAGATCCGAGTTCTCGATCGCCGCGGTGTGGTCACGCCACGCGTAGTCCTTGGCGACCGTACGTCCGTTGATGCGGATGGACACGGTGTCGTTTGCGGGACTGCGGCCCGAGAAGTGCTGCGAGGCGCTGGACTCGACGATCCCAGGCAGGACGACATCGCGTTCGAGCACGACGAGCCCGGCCTGCACGATCTGCGCCGCCTTGAGAATGGTGTTGGTCACGGAATTTCTCCTGGATTAGTAGATGGTGACGCCGGACTTCCGGTTGCCGAGGCTCTCGGCGAACTTCTTCGGGTCGTCGAGCGGGCTTGCTGTGGACTTACTTCCGCCGACGCCGTTGCCGGAGCGCCCGGCGGAGTTGGCGCTGGCGTTGGTCGCGGCGAGACGCTTGGCGAGGGCCTCGACCTTGTCGGCGGGGACGCCGGCCAACAGCTCGAGGTCCTTGTCGTCGGTGATGCCGTGCTTCCGCGCCGCTCGTTCGACGGCGAGCTCGGCTTCGAGCTTCTCGGCGCGGCTCTTCTCGGCGTCGCGTTCGGCTTCGGCGCGTTGCTGGTCGTCGAGCTTGGCGAGGCGGTCCTTTTCGGCTGCCGCCTTGAATTTGGCGACTTCCTGTTCCGCGGCCTTGCGGGCTGCCCGTTCGGCGTCGAGGGCCTTCTTGCCGCCTTCACCGAGCTGCTCGTCGTCACCGCCGTCGGGCTTGCCGGTGTCGTCGGTGTTTGGCTTGCCGGCACCTGCATCCCCACCGGTGCCGTCGCCCTGGCCGGTCTGGCCGCCGTCGCCGTTGCTGTGTCCCTCGTCGTCGCGACGGGGGTGCATGCGGTTCGGCCAGCGGCCGGAGGTGGCGAACGGGTCGAGGCCGTATCCGGCGCCGATGATGAGGGCGAGGGTCGTGGTGGTGCGCATGGTGCTCCTTCGTGTGTGCAGCGTCGCGCTGCGGTGTTGCCCCGGGCACCGTCGCGGTGTCGGGGTGTCCGCCCAGGGGCGGAAGCGTGTGGTGGTCAGCGAGCTTGGTTGATCTGCTCGCGTCGCGGCCGGCGGGTCAGGCCGTGCTCGTCGACGTGCTGGGCGATCGCCTCGCGTTGCGCCCGGAGCCGGGCCGCGGCCTCGCGCTTCGCCTGCGGGGTGACCGCGACAGCCTGCCGGCGGCGGGTGTCGCGGATGGCGCGCTCCATGGCCCGCTGCTTCTGGGTGGCCGCATAGCCTTCGGGGTCCGGCGTCGTCGTGAACGTGCGTGACGCGCCCGGCACAAACCTGCTGAGCGCGTGCCCGCAGTTCGGATGCCGAAAGCCCTTCGAGATGGCCTCGCGCATCGTGGCCTTGATCCGCACCTGCACCTGGCGGCCGGTCGTCGCCGACTTCAGCTCGACCGTGCCCGTGCTGCCGTCCAGGCTGAGCACCTGGCCTTCGTACGGCTGGCACTGCGGTGCCGGCTTCGAATGCGACGACACCACCATCAGCGTGTGGCCGTGTTCGAGGGCCCGGGCGATGTGGGATTCGCGCAGTTCCTCGTTCACCACTGTGCGGGACAGCATCTCGACGTACGAGGTCAGTGACCAGTTGCGGCCGCCGCGGTCCCGGAATCCGGTGATGCCTCGCTTGGTGAGGATGTCGAGGGCCTGCTGGGCTGCGTCCAGTCGGGTGCCGGTCGCGCGTGGTGCGCCGAGGATGCCACCGGTGTGCGGGGTGAGCCTCGGGACCTCTTGGGATCGGATCTGTATCTGTGCGAGCACCTGTCCGTACAGGCGGTCCGCGTTGCCGGGGAGCTGCTGTGTGGCGTGGGCGAGGGTGGACCAGGCGGATTGGGCGGCTGCGACAGTGCGGGGAACCGGGACGCGGTCGCGACGCGGTGCGCGCCCGGGCGCTGCCGCAGCCGTTCCCGTAGCGGCCGCGCTTACCGCTGCGGGAGTTTGTGGGTCGGCGTCCTCGTCGGCTGCCTGCTCGCCGAGGGCGGCCGCGGCCTGCACCGCATCCTGCAGGAGCTGGGGCATGGCGGCTTGGAGGTGCCGTGCGAGTGCTTCGGCGGCCTGCCGGAACTCGACCTGCCGTGAGGCTTGGACTTGTTGCCATTGGTCGGTGTCAATGCTGTCGATGATGGCTTCGGCGAGCAGGCGCAGGAGGGTGAGTTCGGCGTCGGTGTAGAGGGCGATGAGGTGGGCGGGGATGTTGCGTGCGTGCTCGGGGTCGAGTGCCACCCGCTACACCTCCTCGCTGGTCTCCTCTGGTGCCTGGCCCTGTTCGTTCTCAGGCTGTTCGTCGCCTCCCTGATCGCCGAGGCTGCTGTCGGATCCGAAGAACGCCGGCATCTCCACCGTGTTCGCCGCATCGATCAACTCGACCTCCTCGTCGATCTGCGTTTCCGTCCAGTCCGGGTGCAGGTAGCGGACCTTGGTGCGTGTCGACGCGGCCGAAGCGACCGACCATGCCTGCACCGTCTGAGCGCGGGACAGGTCGGATTCCTGCGCGAACGGCGGCCAGTCCAGATCCAGCGGCTCGTGCAGCTCCACGCCGAGGTGCGGGAACTTCTTCTGGTCGATCCGCAGAGCAACCGTGGTCAAATGCTGGATGGCGACACCGAAGTAGCGGGCTTTCCCCTCGGTCGTGGTGACCGTGGATTCCTTCTTTCCGGCGGCCTCGGTCGCTGTCTGCGCTACCTCATCGGACATGCCGAACGACACCGGCGAATACCCGGTGCGACGCAGCACTTCACGCAGCAGCATCTCCCCCACCTGGTCGTGCTCGAGCACCCGGATGGCGGGCTGATGGAACTGGAAGATGGACTCAGCGCCGCCCTCTTTACCGATGCCGGTACCGACCTGCGTGAACAGTTCCTGATCTTCGGGTAGGAACATGCCCTGGCCGGCGCCGCGGTGCTGCAGTACCTCGGAGGAGGCGAACATGCGTGCCTGGGCGACGCGCACGTCCCGCATCAGTGAGCTGTAGGTGCGGTCGATCTGGTGATAGAGCGGCACGAGATCGACCGCGCCGACGTCGGAGGCGCCGAGGTTCCGCAGCTGCGGATCCTCCGCCCACTCAGGGTTCGGGAGCTGATTCGGCACGTACTCGACGGCGAGCTCGTCCACGCCGAGGTCGACGATCGAGTATCCGTCCCCAGCAAGTTCCACGCTGATGTCTGCGGTCGCGTCGTGCGCGCCCAGCTCCTGCAGCGTGCCGAGGTTGTGTTGGGTGCCCTTGTACAGCTCGTGCACGATCCGGCCGCGCTCGTACCGTTCGAGGTGCCTCCACACGTCCCGAGGGTCATCGGATTCGAGTTCGGTGAAGAACGTGACGGACTTGAGCCGGCCCCTGGACCATTCGGGGATCGCATGATCGGGGTCGACCCATTCGATCCACGTGCCTTGCTGCACCTGGTCGTCCCACACCACCCTGCCGAATACACCGGTGAGCGCAGACGAGGTTTCCCCCGCGGTGTACAGGCTGGAGTGGAATCGGGGGGTGTTGAACAGGTCGTCGACGCGGGCCTGCACCGTGTCGAGTTCGTCGTCGGCGGCGAGGATCACCGGCGGCTTCGAGAACAGTGATGTGGCCGAGAGTTGGGCGATGTCTTTGCCGATCGGGGCGTGGAGGCGTTTCCCGGATTGGCTGGGGTTGTGCTGGGTGCGGCCCCAGAATGCGTCCCACGCGTCTTGTGCGCGGCGTTTGAGGGTGGCGCCGGTGGGTGAGGTGCGGCCGCCGGCTCCGTAGAAGTCGTCGAGCTTGGCGGGGTCGCCTCCCCACCAGACGCGGCATTCGGCGACACGGGCGGTGACCTTGCCCAGTTCGGGCGGCGGCCAGGCCATGTTCGCGCGGATGCTGGTCATGCTGCGGTCTCCTCGGTGTCGAATCGGTGATCGTCGGGTAGCGGCACGGCGTGGCGCCACTGGAACTGGGAGGTGGCGACCGCGTAGCGCAGTGCGTCGCAGAAGTCGTCGTTTTCCTTGACGGGCGCGTCCTCGCCGCGCTCGACAGCCTTCGAATCCCACACGTAGCCGGGGATCTCGTTGAGCAGGTTCGTGCAGCTGCTGTGGATCATGAGCTGCTGCGTGGACAACAGTGACGCGACGACACCGATGCCCAGCTTGTGGCTGTTCGCGGCGTTCGCGACGTTGACGAACCCTTCGCGGTTCATCTGCAGCTTCAGCGCGGCCGCAGAGGGGTCCACGAAGTGGAAGTCGGGTGTGCCGTGCTCGTTCTCGAAGCGCCGTAGCAGTCGTGTGCGGTCGGCGGGTGTGCCGGCCGGTGGCGCGAACTCGGCCATGGCGTAGAGGCGGTTGTCTGCGCCGAGGCCGAGGAGGATGCCGGCGGCGGGGTGGTTGACGCCGTCGTCGATGCCGATCGCGAGGAGCTGCTGCATCTCGGGGAGTCGGTCGACGACATGCACGGCCGGGTCGAACATCTCGTAGATGACACCGTCCGCCATCGTCCACAGGCCCTTGATGAACCGGTCGTTCCACATGCCGGTGTACTGCCGGTCGAGCGCTTCGATGTACCCCTCGGGCAGGTGGGCGCGATTGTCCTCCAGGCCGAAATGGAAGATGCGGTGCCCCATTTCGTCGGCCCGGTCGATGTAGTCGCGTTTGAGGAAGTGCCGCGGCCCGTCCGGGTTGGTTGTGCCGCCCATCCACGCGTCGTCGACGGAGTGTCGGGACATGAGCATGGACACGAACTCTTCGGCCATGAGGGTCATCTCGTCGCAGTAGGACCGTTTGATGGTCATGCCTCGGATGACGCTTTCGGCGCGGACGTCGGATGCGCCGATGACGTGGACGGTTTCGCCGAGGATGTTCGCGGTCGGTGCGCCGCGGTTGTAGTGCACGGCGCTGGCGAGGTCCCCGAAGAGGCTGGGGTCCATCATCGGGGCGAGTACGTTGCGGTAGGCGGTGTCCCGTGTGCGGGAGATCAGCACGTTCTCACCGGTCGAGGGTGCGTCGGCGAGTTTCATCTCGAATTTCACCAGCGATCCAATGGTCTTGCCGGACCGGACCGCGCCGTGCCACAGGTTCAGCTGCGACCTGGAAGCGTCAGCGTTCGCTGTCGCAATCGAGTGGGCCTGCTTCCGGGAGATCGACAGCCTGTCCAGGATCCCCACTCGCGCCGGCCTCCTCCTCGTCGTGGACCGCTGCAATCAGTGCTGCCTCGAGCTGGCCGAGCATCGACTTGGCGTTGTCGTGCTCGGTGGTGGTGTCGGTGAGCTTGTCGAGGACTGCCGCCTGGCCGGTGTGCGCGTTCGTCTGCTCCCGCAGGTCTCGCGAGGGAATGAAGTCGAGTTGCGCCTCGACTTCGCGGCCTTCGCTTCCGCGGATCAGCGTCGACCACCCCTTCTTGCCTCGGAGTGTCGCCAGGATCGCAGCCTGCGACAGCTCGAGGATCTCCAGTGCGTTCTCCGCAGCGACGGCCTTGCGTGCCTTGAGGTCGATGACACGGGCTTCTGTGGCCTTCTTTGTCTTCGACCGGTCGAAACTCAGGTTCAGCCGATCCGCCCACCGAGACACCGTGCTCTGCGGCCGGCCCATCTCCTCTGCGATCGCCCGCAGCGACATCCCCTGCTCATGCAGTTCGCGAAGGCGCCGGCTCTCCTCATCGGTCCACGCGGCCATGGGCCACTACGCGCGCGCATGGGAGGCGGGTGGAACGTTCCATCCTGTGGTTCATTCGGCCCTCCTCGGGGAAGTTGACGCCCACGCTCGTCCGGCGTGAGATTCCGGGGCGTGGGCGGTCCATCCGAGCACTCGCGAGGTGGTGCTTCGAGGATGGACGTCTGGAAACGACGAAGCGCGAGTGACCCTGCTGGTGGGGTCATCTCGCGCCTACGCGCTGAGCGTATCAAAGGGGTGGGGATAAGAGGTTCAGGCGCTCACCCGGTTTCGTGTCGCTGTGGCGAGGTGGGCGTCCATCACGTCGCCCAGTCGGTAGATCGGCACGCCCTCGGAGTTGAGGCGCACGGGGGTGATGCGGCCGGTCCTTCGGAGGCTCTTCACGCGCTCGCGATCGAGCCGGGAGTATTCGGGGCCGAGCTCCTTCGCGGCGATGGCGATTGCGGATGCGTTGAGCTGGGTGTCGCGGGCGACGGTGGTGGATCCGTAGCGCCATGTCTCGGGTTCGATCGGCAGGCGGGCGGCGCGTCGTGCTGCTCGGATGACGCGACGCAGCGACGCGGGTGCTTCGTCGGCGCCAGGAGTCATGGCGAGGGCGGTGATGTTCTTGCGGAGCCATTCGGCCATTCCGATGGGTGTGACGGGGCCGTCGTAGCGGAGGCCGCGGTGTTCGCATACGTGGTTGGCCCAGGTCCAGAGTTCGTTGTCGAGGTAGTAGGCGGCGTCTTGTGCTGCGGTGTCGTACGGGACGACGTCGGTGGGGCTGGCGCTGACGCGGGGTTCGTAGGAGATGCGTTGGCGGTAGCCGTCGCTGCAGATGCCTGCGAGTGCCTCGGTGATCTCGGGGACTTGGCAGAGGAGTGCGAAGACTTTGTTTTCGCCTGGGGTGTCGAGGTAGCGGCCGGTGGCGTCGGGGGTGCTGGTCATGCGTCGGCTCGGCCCAGGATGTCGCGGAGTGCGTCGCGGACTTCGGGGGTGAGGTTCTTGGCGACGGTTTCGGCGACGGCGGGTGGGTAGTCGGTGCCGGAGGGTGCGTTGGCGGTCATTTTGAGTTCCATGACTTCGGCGCGGGCTTTCTCGGCGGCCTTGCTGGCGAATCGGGCGGCTTCGGCGGTGGCGGCGAGTTCGGCTTCGAGTGCGTCGATGCGGGCGTTGGCCTGGTCGAGGTTGGTGTAGGCGGCGGGCATGCGCTGGGGCCTTTCTCGCGGTGGGTGGGGATGGTTCCGGCCCGCACCGTGTGGAAGTCGGTGCGGGCCGGGGTTCAGGTGGCGGCGAGGCTGAGTGCTGCGACGGAGATGATGAGCACCCAGGCGGTGAGGACCGTCGGGAGGCGGGTCACGGCCTGCGCTCGACGATCTCGGTGTACGGCGAGAAGTTCGACGACGCCTTGCTCGCTGCGAAGGGGCCGCGGTTGCCGTTTGCGTACTCCCTCTGCCACTCGTTTCCGTGGTCGTCACGGCGAAGGAAGTAGCCACCGGTCCGGTCTCGGACGCGCTTCACGTCGGCGGGGACAGCGCGGAGGTCGTTCCACCGGCGGGGCTTGCGGTCCCATTCGTCGGCGGGGTCGGCTCCGGGATCGCCGTAGCCGTTTTGGGGCCGCGGCGCGACCTCGTACGACGCGAGGAAAGTCCCGGCCTTCGCTTCGGCCGCGCACTGTTCCTGCGTGATGCCGAGGACCTTCTCCTGGTATTCGGCGGCTTCGAGCGGGTTGGTGATGAGGTCGTCCCGCTCGAGCTTCGCGAGGACAGCGCGCATGGCAGTCCGGTCGGCATCCTCGACGTGATGTCTGGTCCCACGCGCGGCCCAAAACACCTGGAGGAGTTCGTCGATGCGCTTCTCGTCGGCCTGCTCGCGCTCGAGGTTGTCGGCCTCGCTGCGGATCCGCGCTACACCCGCATACAAGCCGCGCTTGTTGAGCCAGTCGGCGACGTCCCGCAGCAGCTCCGGTGTGATGTCGATGTCGGTCACTTCTCCCCCTGGAGGTTTTCGATGGTGCCGATGGGTGGCGTGTAGGTGGTGGGGTGGCAGGCTCCGGCGATGAGTCCGCCGGCGAACAGTGCGGCGAGGAGCAGGGACGCCCGGATCCGGGTCCTGGGCGCGGTCACTGGTCGCCGTCCAGGGCAGTGGCTGTGGACGGCTGTGGGGGCTTCATGTGGGCCCCCACAGCCGCTCGGTCTCCTACGCTGTGTGCGCCAACATCAGCAGAAGGAGAAGTTTCATGGCGACACTTGTCTACAACGGGAAGCGCATCGGATTGGCTCCGCACGTGCTTGCGGAAGTTCATGCACTCGTATCGGTCGCGTTCCCTACCGGAAAGTGCTTCTCGATGGGCCTCGTCGGCACTGATGGCGACGGAGACGTGTTCCGAGACTTCTTGTGGATGCATCCGTCGATCCCGTTGGAGTTCATCTACGACGAGAGCGAGACGGCCAAGGTGAAGGAGAGTGTCATCGCCCTTCACCTGGAGGCGATCGAGAGTGTCGCTGTGGTGGTGATCGGTGATGCGAAGGGCTGGCTCCCGTTCGCATTCGAGCGGATGCCTGCAGGCGTCGACGCGCAGTAGTCGCGTGAGCTCTTCGCGCACGATGGCGCGGATGTCGTCGTGCGCGAGGGGTACGGGGGTGTTGCGGCCGATGGTGATGGTCAGCCTCATGCCTGCGCTCCGTTCAGCTCGCGCTGCACAGGCTCGCGCACGGCGTCGAGCTTCTTCCGCAGGAACTCCAGCCCGCTCGGGCGCACCGAGGTGGTCGCGGTCGGCACGGTCTCGCCGGTCTTGCGGTTGGTGTATGTGCCGGGCGTGACCTTGAAGTGGTGGTCGTATCGCCGGTACGGGAGGTTGTTGGTCTGGAGGACGCCGAGGCGGCGCATCTGAGCCATCATGACGTTGCGGCCCCAGCCGAGGATGCGCGCGGTCGCGGCCATCGAGTAGGTGCCGTCGGCGTCCATGAGTTCGTCGTAGAACTCGGCTTTGGGTTCGAGCTGTGCGATGCGCTGGTCCTTGGCGGCGAGCATCTGCTGTGCCTCGATGACGGCGTGCGCGAGGAGCTCGGCGCCGGCGAGTGCGGGCTGGGTGCTGTAGCTGCCCGTGCGGCGGATGGTCGGGAGGACGTCGGTGGTGATCCACCGGCGGAATGCGGCGGCTTCGGGTTTGTCGCTGCGGATGACGACCTCGTACATGCCGGACTCGTTGACGATCGTCGTGGACTGCCTGCGACCGAGCGAGTCGGTGACGTCCGCCTGGCGGACGGCATCCGGATCGAGACGCGCCGCGACGTTGCGCGGGTTCGCGATCTCGAGGACCGCGCAGAGGTCGAGCAGGACGAACCAGGGTTCGCCGTCGATGGTGATGGTCCGGACCGTGGTCGCACCGTATGCGAACGGGACCAGGTCTCCGGTAACGTTTGCGAGTGACATCGAGCGGTCTCCTCGGTGTTCGTGCCCCGCGGAGTTGCTGCTCCGGCGGGGCTTTTTCGTGGTCGGGCTTCGAGCATACGCGAATGTTGTTCGTTGTTCGCAACACAACAACACTCATCTATGCGCGTGTCTTCTCGGCCTTCGCTTGCTGATACAGGTCCTTGAGGCTCGGACGCCGCTCCGTGGCCTGAGCGTGTCCGCAGACGGCCGTATCGACGTAACCGTCCTCGTCGCACAGGGAGCACTCCGCGATCGCTCTGGCGCGCTTCTGGGCCGCAGCACGGAGTTGCTCCGAGCGAGCCTCGGCGGCCACACGCTTCCGCTCGTCCTCCCAGGCGCGGCGCCGGCGGCGGGCCTCGCCGCAGGCGAAGCACGGCCGCTCGGTGCCGTCCGGATGGTCGATGCAATTCAGGGAGGGTGGTTCGTCTTCGCGCGCGCTGTCTCCTTCCGTACTTACGTAACCACTCTTTCTTTCTGGAGTAGGAGCAGGAGCAGGAGTAAGGCCGGGGTTGGGCGTGGGGTTAACCCCATCCCTTGGGTTTTCGTTAGCCGGGGGGTTGGGCGTGGGGTTAACCGAAGGGTTGGCGTAGGGGTTGGGCCAAGGGTTAGCGGAGGGGTTAGCAATGGGGTTGGAGCTGGGGTTACCGGCCGGGGTGAACGGCTCCAGAGACGCCGGATCCACTGCCTTCTGCTCCAGCATCGACACCACCGCGGCCCGCTCCCACGACGACAACCCCGGATGCGTGGCACGCACCTTCGACACCTCGTGCACGATCACCCCTCGCAACGTCCGAGACGCCAACTCGGCACGCGCGTTCGCCATCGACACGGCCATGTTCGGCACCTTCCACAGGCCGTCGTGCTTGATCCACGACCGCAACAGGAACTCCCCTGTCGTCTCGTCGATGAGCAGGAACAGATCCCGGGACAACTCGGCGGCGGCACGCTCGACCGCAGCCGGCGTCCATCCCTTCGCTTTCGAGGCGATGCGGCCCGGGTGCCAGTCCCCCGCACCGCAGTACGACAGAGTCGGCCAGTTCCACAGCACGAAGTACAGGTGCTGCGCGGGTGGGGTGCAGTCGAGCCAGTCGTCGTCGCCCCAGATCCCGAGGTTCATACGGGCGTGGTCTTTCCCGGTGGACGCCATCAGGCGGCCCTCCTTTCGAGCTGTTCGAGCGGGATGTGGTGCCCGCTCATCGGGCAGGTACTTCCCGCGGTGTCGTCGTGCCGGGTGACGCGGCCGGTGTACTCGGACGCGTGCACCTTCCGGCGGCACACCGGGCACTCGGTCACCACAACGTCATCTCCGGTTCAGCCCCGACGGCTGGCGCGAAGAGCTCTGCGACCGCGGTGTTCTCGTCGGCGGCGTGGATCGACATGCGTGCCTTCCGCGCTGCGATGCGGCGTTCCTCGGGCAGCGCTTCTGCCCAGGCCGTGATTTGCCGCCAGGTGAGGGTCACGGTGTGTTCGGGTGCGGTGATGCCGCGTTCTTCCATGTAGTCGCCGGGCTGGGTGATGGCGATGCCCCATGTGTAGGTTTTGCGCCAGAGGCCGGCGGCGTGCCATTCCGGGTCGGTTGGGGTTCCGCCGCCGCGGGTGTCGCGGAGTTGGGGGCACCAGTAGTCGGGTGCGTCGGCGAGTCCGAGGATCTGCCGGGGGTGGAGTTCGGTGAGTAGTCGGAGCTGATCGGGGGTCACTGGTCACCGTCCAGGGCGCGACGAATGTCCCCGACTGTGTTGCCGATGAAGTCGGAGTTGATCCAGTCCCCGTCCGTGCTCATGCAGAGCGCCTGGACCCGTTCGATCGCAGCCTCTGCTCGCTCGAGCGCGTCGAGCAGAGCGGGAAGCGCATTCACTGCGGCGACGATCAGATCGGCCGCACACGGTCCTGCCTCGCCGATCCACTTAGCCATGTCGTCGCCTGCGTCTTCGCCGATCGTGCGGCCATCGGTGCAGACTTCCCAGTGGTCGCGTTTGCCGTCCTCGAGCAACTGCCGCAGTTCGGCGCGCCCTTCGGGTGTCGTCGGATCAGTCACGGCCGGTCTCCGATCTTGCGTTCGAGGGTGGTGGCAACGTCGTCGTACAGGCGCGCCGTGAATGGGGCTTCGGCTTCGCGGTGCGTCTGGGCGAGGTCGCGTAGGAGTTGGGCGTAATTGCGGATGTCGTCGAGTGCGGCGCGCATCTCGTCGATTTCGCGTACGGCGGATGCGATGCCGGTCTCGAGATCTTCGGTGTGGTCGCGGTGCAGCGGGTAGCCGTGGGTGGCGCGCTGCCGCTCGTGGTGCAGGCTCATGGCGTCACCCGCTCAACGCCGTCGATGTACGGCTCTTCCGGCGTGTTCCAGTAGATGTCGATCACGTACCGTCCGGGAGGTTCGTAGAGGAGTGCGTCGTCTACCTCGAGGTCCTGGTAAGGCGCGAGCACGCAGCCCTGGTACGGAACAGTCCAGCCGTAGCCGTCGTGGTACGTGTGCACCACGCCGTGCAGCTCCAATTCGTCACCCGAGCAAGGGTCGTCCTCTGGTCGTGTCTCGCAGCACTCCTGAAACCCGGAGCAGTGCTTCGGGCCGGGGCATTCCCAGGTGTACGTGAACTCGCCCGGGCATTCGAGATCGATGTCCTTGGTGACGATGTGCCGGCCGGTCGTTTCAGTCATTCGCTGTCCCCGATCTCGTAGAGGGCTTGTGAGGCGCGGTCGATGGTCCAGGCGGTGATGGTGAGCCATCCGGCGAGGCACAGGCCGGTGACACCGGCGGCACGAATGAGACGGGTCATGGGTGGACCTCCTCGTTGGCGATCTCGAGGAGCACGTCGGCGTGGCACGACTGGTCGAGCGGGCACCAGCACGCGAGGTCACGTCCGGCCAGTTCGGCGCGGATGACCGCAAGCGGCTCGCCGCGACCGACGTTGTGCACGTCAAGCCGCAGCGCTCGCATCCGGTACATCTCGACGCACTGCTCCCTGGTAGCCAGTCGGACGTCGTGCCAGAAGCCGACCGGCATCCCGGCGTCATCCGTTCCCGTGCAGTAGAACGTCCGCTCCCCTGTCGGCTTGTGCAGGCGGCCCTCGTACTCCCACTCCGCGGCGACACCCGGGACGCGAATCTGGGCCTGGCCGACGACGAATGGATTTCCCCACCTCGTCCCGCGCCCGACATACACGGCACCATCAGGCATCCGCCACCCCTTCGTGCGCTTACGTTGGATTCGCTTGGGCATCAGGCCCCCTCGTACTTCAGGACCACCCGGGCCCCGTCCGCGTCCGTGAACCGCACGATGTAGCCGTCCATCGTCTCCGCGACCGTCGCGAGAGTTCCGGTCTCGCGCAGGAGATCGCAGCGACGCCGGACCGCGGCGGCGGCCGTTCCGGACTGCATCACCGTCGACGTCGTAGTGCGCGTCACCGTCAACCGATGCGGCCCCGTGGCACCCGGGGGCGCGGCCACGACGACCGCGCTCCCCCGGGAGTTGTGCTTCCATTCGTGCGCCGGGTCCGCGCCCGGATCTCCCCCGGTGTACGCGCTGATGGGTTGGGTCACTGGGGATCTCCGATCGTGAGCCAGAGAGAGCCAGGACGGCCCTTCTTTGCTGCGTGGATTACGGGCATGAGCTTCTGCATCAGCTCAGGGGTGTCGTCGGCGGTGAGCCCGTAGTCGACGAGACCGTCGCATGCTGCTTTGAGCACCGGCATGAGGTTGTCGGCGTCGCGCCGACGGTTGTCGCGCGGCCGGTAGTGCAGGCACACCGTGACGCGGCCGCGGCCGGTCGGCACCTTCGCTTGCCTGGCGAGCGTGTGTGTGACCTCGCGGATCGACGCGGTGATCGCGGCCTTCTTTCGCCAGTGCAGCCGGTCGTTCATCGACAGCGGAGGCTTCTCGTACGGCAACTCGAGCACGATGTCGACGCTCACCAGACGAACCCCGTCGCCTGGTGTACCTCGGCACGCTCCGCCAGCACCAGACGGCGAGCAGCCAGCAGCGCAGCGGCGGTCTCCTGCAGCTCGTCGGGCGACAGGATCTCCCCAGCCACCCAAGCCTCGGGACCGGCGACCGTCGCGAGCTGGAAACCGCCGGACGAGTCGGACCAGGTGACGCCGTGCTCATCCTCGAACGACGAAGCGGGAAGCTCGACCACCTCGTGCCGCTCGAGGATTGTGCGCGCGAGGTTCGCGGCGGTGTCGGCAACCAGCTCCGGCGCGCCGGGCATCAGCGCCGCGGCGATCAGCCCCTTCAGTTCAGATTGGTTCATTCCTTGCCTCCAAAGGGATGCCGGGGGCGGTGTGGTGCGCACATCTGGTGCGCCGGATCAGGACTCCGTCGGCACACCGCCACCCGGCAAGATCAGGTGTTCAGTCGTTCGGCACCGCGGCGAGCTTCGCGGCAGCCTGTGAACCCAGGTAGGTGATCAGATCGCCGAGCACACCCGGCCGGCCTTCGGCGTCGGTCGTCGGAGAACCGAGCATCCGATGCCCCTTCACCTCCGCGTACAGCGCGAGCAGACCAGCCTTGTTCCCGGTGAGATCCAGAGCGCGCTTGCGGAACTCGGCCGCCGTCGGTACCTGCACACCATCCGACAGCCAAGCGTCGATCTGGTGGGCAAGCTCCTCACCGGGCAGAGGGATGACCACGTTGGTGAGTGTGTGAATGCGGGACTTCGTCACTCGCATCGTGTTCTGCACATCCAACTCACCGATCAGGTCGAACTCGTACTCGATGCCGTCCCGCTGGATCGGCTTCAAACCGACCTTCTGCGGCTCCTTCTTGCCCTTCTCGTTCTCGACGATCACGTACTCCGTCTTCGTGCGGAGCGTGACGATCACGTGCCCAGGGAAGGAGATGATGGCGTCGATCATGCGACGCTCCTCAGGTCGCATGTCCTTCCATCCCGACGTGAACTTGTTGGCACCAGACTTGCGGTCGACCTGCTCGAGCATCCCGTCCGCGCCCTCCCAGTAGTGCGAGAGCGAATCGATGATGACGACGCCGTACCCGCCGCCGGCCGCCAAGCCGAGCAGGTCCACCAGCGACCGCGGGCTGTACGAGTCCGGCTGAACGGTGTCGAACGTCCAGCCGTTGAGCCCGACGTACTTCGAGGCGGAACCTCGTTCGGTGTCGATCACCGCGACTCGATCCGACAGTGCGGTCGCGAGCGCAAGGGCGGTGTACGTCTTTCCGGAACCCGACGGGCCGCAGAGCGCGATCCTGGCCTTGCTGGCCTCCTTGGTGGCTGGCGCGAAGCTGAGAGCGGTCACTGCGCACCACCTTCGAGCGCGAGCACCTCGCCGAGGTTCAACTCGCCGGCAGCGGCCATGCCACGCACCAGCTCCACGACGTTCTTCGCGGGCGTGAACCGCGGTGTCGGGGCCTTCGCGGGCGGCACCGACACCGAGACGCCCGGCAGGTCGAAGTAGTCCTCCGACCCGGCGGCCTTGTGCGCCTCGAGGACGTACGCCTCAAGCGAGGCGCGCCCCTGGTCGGTGAGCACCACACGCTCCTCGATGACCTCGGGCCCGAACGTCTCGACGAGCCATGGGAACACCTGCGCCTCATCGGTGATCGTCACGACTGGCTTCGGCTTCGTCGGCTTCGGCACCGTCGCGTACCCGAGCTCGGCGCCGGACGCCGTGTAGGCGTAGGCGGTACCGCGAGCGATCTGCCCAGTCAACGCGGCCTTCTCCCGGGCCTCCGCCTCGGCCAGCAACTTCTTCGCGGCGGCGATCGCGGCGAGGTTGCGGACAGTGGTCTCGATGGCGCTCATCGTGCAAAGCCCTTCAGCTCGGCGAGGCGGCCGAGTGCGAACTCGACGGCCTGCTCGTGGGTGGGAAACGAACCTGCCAGCGCCTCACGGTCGATGACGTTGCGGAAGGCGATCTGCACGGCCCACGGACGGCCCGGGGGCAGCGGCTGGGAGATGTGCTTGCCGTGACGGATACGCAGGTAGCAACCGCGGGTGCGGGCCGTCTCGACGATCTGCGCCCGGCTCATGGCAACGGCCATGTCAGTTCCTCTCGGTCGTTGTCGAGCAACAGCTCGAGGTGGTTGTCGGTGTCGGTGTCCTGCCTCGTGGTGCAGCCGGGCTCATGCCCGAACCCGGCTGCACCGCAGGTGCACTCACGACGCATTGCGTGCCTGCAGGTCGCGGTCGTAGCAGGGGCCGCACATGCCCTTGGCGCGGATGGCGACAGTCCCAGGCCACATGCCCGGGTCCTCGCCCTGGTTCCGCATCGGTTTCCCGCATTGCTCGCAGCGGCGCTGGCACTTCACCGGCCCAGCGGCAACCTCTGCGGTGATGACAGGCTCGATGAGGCCGAGCATCTCGAGGAGCCGGCGTGCATCCTCGACGCTGCGGGCGTTGGCGGCGACGGTGCGGCGTGCCGGTTCGATGACGTACTCCGGCATCGTGGTGTCACCGAACTGCGCGGACTCGAGGATGTGGACGCTCTGTCGCTTCGCCATCAGGCCACCGCCTTCGGGCAGCCGTCGCAGATGCCGTCAGCCCAGCCGCAGCACCGCGTGTCCGCGGGCTCGAAGGCTGTGGTGCCGCAGCCGATCTCGTGCTGAGGGAATCCCGGGGCCGTGCCTGCGCAGGTGCAGGTGCGGCGCTCGCGGTTCGTCGTCCGAACCGGACTGTCGATGAAAATGGTCACGACGCCACCTCCGCGGCGAAGATCAGGGCACCGACTGCGCCACCGAAGGTGATCGCCCAGGCCCACACGGCGAGACCGATACGCGCCGGGCCAGGAGGAGTGTCGTCGCCCTTGTCCTCGTCGACGATCTCGAGTTCCCCGTCGTGGACAGCGAACACCTGCGTGAAGGTCTCGTGCGCGATCGGAGCGGGCTCGATGCCGGCGGCCTTGAGTTCGGCGTCGGTGAGAGGCCGGGTGAGGATCGACATGTCAGGCCCCCTTCGCCATCTCGACCGGAGCCGACTCGACGAAACGATTGCGGGCGTTCAGCAACGCAGTCGCCAGCTCAGGGCCATCGGCGTTGATCGCATGCCAGGCGCGCCCGTCGGCGTCGAACCAGATGTCGACATGCTCGCCCGTGAAGCGGCCGTCGACGAGCATGCGCACCGACCAGCTGCCGTTGCAGGTGAATCGCTGGATGGAGAGAACTCCGAAGTTGGTGCTGCGGGCGCCCACTCGGTAGTGGTCGATCAGCTCGCCGATCTCGACTTCGAGATCGTCTGAGGTAAGGTTGTAAGGCATCTGATTTCCTTCCAGGGTTTCGATGTCAGGCCGTCCCGCCGCATACGGGGCGGCCTTTTCGTTTGCTGGGCGCTTGTCGGTCGAGGTGCTCATCGGAGCGACTTCGTACGGGCGGGCAGCCTGCCGCTGCGCCATGCGATGGCATCGGAGGGCAGGATCATCCAGCGGCACTTGCGCTTTCCGTTCGGGCCGTCCGCCTGATGGGCGGGCAGATCGCCGCGCTGGCAGGCCTTGAGGACGGTGTTATACGAGGGCGAGGTGTGGGTGCCGGGGCCCTGCCAGCCGAGCATCCGCGCGGTGTCCTCGATCGACAGCGGGATCTCGCGGGTGAGAGTCGACGTCACGTACTGCTCCTTTCGGTTGAGCGGATCGGAAGCTATGCAGCAGTGTTGCGAACAACGGGCAACACTTGGGGCACAAAAAGAGAGCCTGCGGGCGCATCGAGAACCCTTTCGATGGCGCGAGCGGTATGCGGCAAGCAGGTGTTCCTATGCCCGGACATCAGGTGGCCGATGAGGGACCGGGAGCACCCAGCAGGCTTGTCGCCGCGCATAGCCTTCGCCTTCTTGAGCTCCTTGTCCGTTGCCGCCGCAAGGGAACGGACCGTGAATCCGCGATGCTCGACGTACTGGCTGAACGCCTTCGAACTGATGAGCTTCACCCAGAACCTCCCGTCTGTGTAGTGCTGCATTTCCCCTGCCTTTCGAAGTGTAGACGGTTTGTTGTGTGTTGTGTGCGACAGTACAACATGTAGACGGTGGTGTCTACAAGCCGGAAGTCTGTCGAGGCACAGAAGCTCCAGGTTGCTGTCCGTTGCGCCAGGTAATTTGTAGACACGTTGTCTACACAAGAAGTTGGGCAACACCGACAGCTACAGGCAGGGTTCGTAGACGTGACGAAGAAGCGAGCGGGACTACCGCCCCAATGGGAAGAAGTGTTCGCCGGCCGCAGCATGCGAAAGGTCGCCGAATCCGCGGGGATCTACGCCGACCGCGTGAGCCGATTCGTGAAGGGCGAGGGTGTCGAAGAGGGCACCGCCGAACTGATCGCGGATGCACTCGGCATCACCGTCAAGAAGGCATGGGAACTCCGCGGCGAGCCTGTCCGCGAGCCCTTCAGGCTCCCCCAGAAGGCGCACCGACTGTCACGTAGTCAACGAGAAGCGATCCTCCGCGTCATCGACGGAATGCTTGAAGGGCGTGACGACCAAGACGACACCAGGGGTGGAGACTTGCCCGCCGAGGATCCAGGCCTGCGCCTTGTCGACGATGAGCCGGAGGACGCAGAGGGACCTGAAGACGTCGAGGAGCCCGAGGGCTACGAGCTGGCGGCGCGCAAGGGCGAGACGCGGGAACGGAAGCGCCGGCGACTGGAAAGCGAACCGTGGGATCACCCCGACCCGGACGGGCCGGAGGACGGCGCTTAATCACCGCCATCTCCCGTGTAGCAACCTGCTACAAGATCAGCGTGTTACGTGGAAGTTACTTCGAACAAGTGTTCTAATCCCTCCATGTCCCGCCGCAAGTGGAATCCATGGAGGCATCTGCACCAACACTTTCCGCACGTTGACGTCCACTTCGTCGACCGCCCCACCCACGGAAATCTCGGCCGTCTCACCCGAGGCGGCATCGAGATCGACAAGACCAGCTCGCAGACAGAACGGCGCTCCACCCTCACGCACGAGATAAACCACCTCGAACGCGGGCCCGTACCCCCGCACCCGTTCTTCGCGGCCCGCGAGGAACACGTCGTCGAGGAGCTCACCGCCCGCCGGATGATCCGCCTGCCCGAGCTCGTCGACGCGCTCATGTGGTGCCAGGGGCGCGCCGACGACGAGGCCGCCGAGGAGCTGTGGGTCGACCACGACATCCTCCTGACCCGAATACGCAC